GCCCCATAGGCCACTACCTAAGCTGGTAGGGCTGGCTGTTTTTATTTTGGTTGGTTTAACGAACTATTGAAGGGGCGTTCGTTCCTGGTTTAGGGACCTCATCCAGGTGGTCGTTGGTTTCAAGCCTCATCCAACTGGCTTACACAGGTGCGTTTTCAGAAAAGAGTACACTTACATCGAAAAGAGCGCGGCGAGCGACTCAAGAGGATCAGAAAACAAGCTATTCAGCGCATCCGTCGCGTGTTTAGCGATGGCAGACTCAACGGAAGAGACACCGCCTTCGATGAGGGATCCCAGGCTCGAGTGAACTCGAGACACTGAGGCCTCAGCAGCAGTGGACTTCGGAGGGTTGGGCTTAGCCAAAGCAGCTAACTCACGTTTGTCAGGATACGGCTCGAACTCGATGTTGATGAACCACTCGACGTTGACGACAGCGATGCCAGCGTTAGCACCAGAAATCTCAATGAACAAGCAGGACCAATCGGTCGGGCAGGCTGAATACGCAGTCTGAGAGTTGAAGTCGCGGGCACCAGTCCCACGAGGTTGTGACACAAAGGACATCTCCATGCCAGGTTGAATAGCCTTAACAGCCACTTCATTGTAGAGCTCCGATCCGAGGGTAAAATTCATCGAAGCTGCAGGGGCAGTGTTAGTCCCTACAGTGATGATCCCAGCGGAATTGGTAGCAGAAGCGACATTCCGGACAATAAAACCAGCAGAAACAGTTCGGCAATTACCGCCATACGTGGCAAGCATTGAATTGGCTTTGTACGTCTGCCAAGGTTGGTTAACTCCGGCCGCGGTGATCTGGGCCACGGCTGGAGGGCCGGGCGCGACCGTTGCGACGGTATAACCGTACGGGGCAGTTGGTGCAAAGACGGCGAATCCGTAGCCTTGCGCGTCCGCAGACAGGGTAACATTTCCACGAAACTGTTCAGTGAGAGTATTTCCACTAGTGCCATCAGGCCACTTCGAGTTCTTGGCAGCAGGACAAAAAGGATCAGTAACGGAACACACGCTGCGAACATGAGCAGTTTTCGGCTTGCGACCAGAAGGCTGGCGACGAGGCCCTGCGATCTGACGCAAATCTGCATTGTTCGTCAATGACGGCGCGACGTTCTTCTTGACTTGTTTCCCTTTCTTCTGCTTTCGGTTTCCACGATTCTTGGACTTAGGCATTCTCTCTTCTTCTTACGACACTTACACACACACAACGATTTTTCTCTATCGTTTATCACTAAGCTGAGTCAATCTGGATGCACCGATGAAGATGCTCCCAGCTAATGACCATGGGCAGTGAATTAACCTTGTCCAGGAGTTTCTTAAACTCAACTAAGTCGCTACGAGACAACCCATACTTAGTCTGAACAAAATCCAACGTAGATTCATCGTAATCATGCTTTTCCGCAGCATGCAGCGTGTACTCGTTAGGCCGACCACCTAACTTGAGTTTTTGCTTCTTAGCGATCTCGCAGACACGTGCAAAATACTCACGTAGAAACGGAACGTGGTAGTTATCCTGCAACGCACCAATAGCAGCTGAGCGAAGAGTCTGAGTGTCAGCCTTATCGAGACGGAAACCAGCCTTGGCCAACGTCCGGCCAATTTTAGCTCCCAACAGCCACCGGCCACCCACAGGGTACCAGTAGCGTGAACAAAATTCACCGCCTACACCCCTGTGCACGCGAATCTTGTCCTCGAATCCTAACTCAAGACAACGGGCCTCCATCTGCTTTGCCATGTCTTCACCAAAAAGTTCATCCGCCCACGCCTTACGAATGACGCCTTTGCCATCATCACCTTCAGCTCCAACGGCATAGTGCTTTCCGAGATTTTCGAAGCCTTCGATTGGTGCTAAAATGTCGGGACCCTTGTCAGTCATTATCGCAACGACATTGGGTTTCTCGATCATATAGCACGACTTCATCTCAGTAGAAGTACTGTTGCCGACCGATGTCACACTGATGCCGGTAGCACGCTTATCTTCTGCTGCAAAGATAACTCCGTGAGCCGACTTACCGCGGATTTTCGACTGAGCATCCAAAGCCTTGAACACCTGGGGGTGCGTCGTAAGGACATTGGCGATCGAACAATCATGGGAAGCCTCTAATGACTCATCAGAGTGGTGGGCATCGTGTTTCACCGAATCGCCGTCGTATGTGTATACGGCATCCGGCCCTCCAAACTTCAGTACCCAGTAAGTGAACCAGGCCGAGATTCGCTCCATGCTAACGCCACGTGGGCAGATGGGGCTCTCAGTCTCATGATCCAAGCTATAGGATAACCGAAACTCTCGCAACGTGTCTGAGTAATGGGCGACCAACGGACCAAGGGTCGCGTTGACGGCGGGTTTGAAACTGATTATCGCGCGGGGGGTAGCCTCTTCAGGGAGGGGCCCGGGCATTTCATGTTCCAAAATTTCAGGTTTGACATGTAGTTCACTCTTCGTAAACATCGAGGCCTGAAGGTCCTCGGCGGTGAATCTACAACCGTTTCGTTTCCATCCATCATACGCCTCCAGCAAATCAGCGCGTCGCTGCGGGGGGAACTTGGCAGCATAGCGTGAAACCGCTTCTCGATTGAAGTAGAAGCGTTTGCAGGGCATTCGGAGCAAAGCGTCGAATTCATAAACGACCTGGGTGAGCTGAAACTTTTTCTTGACATAGCCCCAGAGGCCCGGAACGGGCTTGGGGGTGGCCAAGGTTAAGCGGCTCATGATCGCAATGGCTTCGTTCTCTGCCGTACTAGCATGATAGCGTGGAATCTCCTGAAATCCAATACCAGCAAGAGCAACTCGAGTACTAGTTGGCTCTATTTCCATCCGCGGAGATGACACAAACGTCCCTTCCGCTTGCGCGGGGATACTCTGCTTGGTTCGCTTCGTATGACCAAAACGGATCGGCTCGGCCACGCGGTATACTCCTCGAGGGAGTTCCGGTTGGTCCGTTGGAGCCGTCGTAACCCATGAAACGGGGACGACAGGATCAGTTGAGGGAGAAGCGGCAGTAAGCGCAGAATAGCCTACCATACCGAGAGTCACGACGGCCCAGAGGGGCAAGACAAGCGGCATGGCAAAAGACGATGCGATCAAACTCGAATGAGCGGTAGCAGCGAGCAAAACGTGCGAGTGTGAAACCATGGCGACAGAATTGCCAGTGGCCGCAGTGAGATACGTTTTAGTACCGATAGAATGAACAGTGTAAGCAGAGAGACCTGACCAAGCGACCCCAGCGGCAAGGCGCTTGGGCGTAACATCGAGTGGGGATCGCATAGCCAACAACTCACTATGCAAATGCCACTCTCGCTTGCAGTCAGCGATAAGTCCGAGCAACGCTCCGCTCTCGATCGCAACATTCCTTGAGAGAATGAAGACGATCGTGGCGAGCTGCGCTTGGCACTTAAGCTCTTCTGGCAACTGAGTCAACATACAGTACTGGGACGTACACCATCGCGTAACACGAGTGATGCAAGCTGCATCTCGGTGCTGGTTCATGAAGTAACGACAACCTTCCCAGGCAATGGAGCGGCTAAACAGAACAGTGGTATCCTCATGAGTAGTAAAAACCACGAGGGCCGACGTGAGCTGGATGCGCTTGACTCCAAACGAGTGCCAGTCGAAAGTTGCAGGTTTCAACTTGGCATTGCCTGAGGGAATCGAATAAACTTCCTCTCCAGCAGAGAGAGGATCAGCCAAATCAGTCCAAGACTTGATTGGGGGTGGGGGGGGAGCATACTCGGGATCACCAGGTGCGTACACTCCGATTTTGACAAGCATTAAGCCTTCACTAACGACGACTCTCGTGCAATCGAGAGAGAACGTACGGCCGTCGTAACGACCGTTACCGTCGCCAACCCAGTGATGGTGAAGCATAGTGACCCCGACTTGGTCACGGCCTCTAATGCGAATCGCACCGAAGGAGGGGTGGTGATAATTCAGCTCCTTTTGACAGATCGTCCCTGCCAAGGTCGACGTAAAAGGCACAATCGCGAACCCAATTCGCTGGGACGTTTTATCCAGCAGATTAGCAATTGCCGTTGGATCCATGAGATTGAATTCATGGCCAAAGTACACGTATTCTGGCGCGCAGCATTCACACACGCTCGGGTCCTCGAGACAGTTGGGCTGGATATCAACGTGAAGCAAAGAGTCGAGCTTCAGATCATGACGGTGAGGAGCAATGCGATGTCCTTCGACGATTTCTCGAGCGACAGACAAGACAATGCGGTCATGCATCTTGTGATAAGCCAACGCCTCAAGATAAGCGGTGGTCGTGGCATACACGGGCAAATTAGTGTTTACCCCAGAGAGGAAGCTCGAAAAGGTGCACCCAAACCTTTCCGTAGCATCAATCAGCTTCCCTTGATCGATACGAAGATTCAAACGAATGTGCGGATGATAGTTAGCGTCATCATTGGCAGCGAGCTGTTCGACGACAGCAAGGTCCGTGAAGAAGCCGCGTGGCTGAGATCCGAATCCGGGAAATTCTTCCATCTTGATATGTGCGTTGTTTCCGTTGAACTGGTAACTTGGTTGGTCTTGCAATACTCTCAAAT